GAAACCATATTAGTTGCTGAGCAGTTAAAGGATGGCAGTGGTGCCATTGCTTCTGCAAGATCTCGTGCTGCTACGTCAATGAAGTTTGCAACCAGAGGCTTTGGGTATTCCTCTGAAAACATTGCAGGGTATACCTTAGAGATATCTCCCTGACGCACCGAGAGCACATCGCGCATACGTTGATCTCGCGCTGATGAGCGAGTACGTAAGCGTGCGAGCTTAGCGTCTACTTCTTTGACTGATAACAATGTGGGGTCCTTACTTAGACTTCTTGTATAATCCTGGGTACTTCTTGTCAATGGCTTTCTTAGCGCCAGCTTCTGCCTTCTTAACACCTGATGGTGATGTACGACGCTGCAATGCTTCTACTGCAGCAGGTCCTGTAAGTGGTGCAGGCTTCTTGCCAATCTTTGGCATTGGAGTCTTAGGTGTCTTAGAAGGTGCTCGTGAAACTGTTGGCTTCTTCATTGCTGGCTTCTTCATATTTGCCATTGTTATCTCCTTGTTAGATGAACGTACGATCTTTTTCTGCGAGCAGTTCATCTATGTTGATAACTGTTCGTTTGCCTCTCTCGTAACGAGACAGGAATGGATTTTTTAAGTGGTGGGTTTGGTTAAGTCCTTGGTTGAGCATCTCGCGTGCGCGGATCTCACAGAACCATAGAGCCATCACCATATCGGTCTTACCCTTAGTAGTAGGTGACCACGTAATCAGTTGCTCGATGAGCGCCTTAATGTTTTCAGTTTGGTCACTAGGTAAGTGAATAAGGTTGTCGCGGTGGTGCTTTCCGTCAAACTGCTTGGTGCCGAACAAAGTTGACATTGATGCAACACCAAAGCCTGAGTCCCACTTGTTGGTTCCAGTATGGTGTTCCCGCAGTAACACTCCTCGTGATGCCAAGTTCGCACGGATACCTTCATCCTGTGTTAAGAAAGACTGAAAGGCGTTCTTCTCTACAATCCATTCGCTAGGGCTGTAGAGGCTAGTCCAGTCAAAGATTAGTTGACGGATCTGAGCAGGCGTTGGCCTGCTAATCTTAATAGCATCAACGATATAGCGTTTGTGAGTAACCCGATCAACAGCGTAACAAATGGCGGCTGTATCACCAACCATAGCGGGATCAAGACCACAAATAAAAGAAAAGCCGTTGACATCACGTGGATGGCCAGGGTTACCAGGAACCAAGCGACCTGCTTTACGCATTCCATCTATAGCACCTCGTACACATACTGGGTCAAAGATTGCATCATCTGATATATCCTGTTGCTGATAGACCAAAGCCCAGGTACTGGCATCCATAGCTTGGCGTTCATTGTAAAGGTTGCGACCATTCCAACGTGGGTATAGGCCGTCCTCGTTCTTATCAGATTCTTGTTGTCCATCAAATGGGGCATCGGATGCTGGCCAGAGAGTCTCCCACTTGTCAGGGTCCTCATCTGTTTTCAATAGCGCCGGCATCGCTAGATACTTCCACGGGACCAGTCCACCTGGGTAGCGGTCTTCGTTGCGTAGTTCGCGGTATAAGTCCATAGCTGCAACTCGCGTACCAATAACTACCAGCTTACCCGTAGGGTTCAAACGAGAGCGTACGTCCTGGGTTAACCAGCGAATCTGCTTTTCAAACTCGTTAGCGTTCTTTAAGGTAACAGCGTCATCTACGATAATCATATCTGCACGCTTACCGTAGATCTGACCGCCGATACCAATGGCCTCGATGTTCGGGTCTTTTTCACTAGACTCACGTAGCTCGGTACCGAAGGTAACACGGGTAGCCTGCCACGAGGCAGACTTAGAGTTAAACCCTACACCGGCAGCATAAGCACTCTGGAGGTCTTCATACATTGGATGAGTCAGGCGTTGCTTGATGGCGTAGAGAAAGTCGGCAGCTAACTGCTGGGTTTGGGAGACAATCAAAACTCTAAAGTTGGGGTTACGTACTACCTGCCACGTTACATAGTCCACGGTAATCGTAATTGACTTGGCGTGGTTTGGCGGGATGTTAATTAAGATTCTATTAGAAGCCAGTCCTGGCTCATACTTCATAGAAGGGTGTAGCCACGAAGGTTCTCGTCCCTCGATCATATCTACCAGGTTTTGCTGGTGTGGAAATGTCTGGGAGTGTAAGAACTTCTGGCGGAACTCTGCAAAGGAGATGTCGTGGACATCGGCGTTAACAAAGCTCTTGTCCTTCAGGCCCAGCCGTGTTCGGTCAATCTTGTCTGTAAAGACCTTATCAGTCCTACGGTAGTACTCGTAGGTCTTAATAGATTTCCCAGCAGATGCACAGGCTTGCTCAATGGTCATACCCTCTGCTACACAGCCAAGGATAATTCTCTTGGCAATATCTGCTGAGTTGTCAGCCATCGTGCTCCTTTAATAATGTCAGTAGGAACCAGTCCTGACCGAGCGACTGACAGCGCCGTGTAGGTGCTCTCCTAGTTGAGCCTACATACCTCGGTTATGAGGTGTCACACTTCTAAGATCGGCCGAGATCGGTTTTCATTTATACTAGGTAGAATGTTTCATCTACCAGTAGATAGACCTATCCCCACTAAAAGTACCGGAGCGGTTCGGGCTTAGCGCCCGAAGGAGCCACAGCGAACTGAGGGGTAAGTCAGTGCTCGGCCTAGGGGGCCTCGCAAGAGGCCAACCTGCTCGCAAAGCTCATCACTCCCCGCTTTGCTCCCCTACTATATATAAGGCAGGAAATTTAACGCATTTCCCGTTTTACGGATGTGAGTTACATCACAGTACTAAAACCGCAGGTCAGAGGCCAGATCGCAGCTTTGACTTTAGCAAATATTTTTTTCTGGGGAGTGTATATACCGCCGCGGTCGGCTTTAGCATAGGGGGGTGTCCGTTGCTGACCGGTCATCTGTTTTGCCCTGACTGTTCTGACCTGTGGATAAAGCTGTGGATAACTGTTTGTAGAAAATGGTGGGGCAGACTACCGCCTAGGCATACTGATAATGAAAACCATTTCCATTTAACAATGACCCAACAGCACACCCAACACAAAGCTCCAGCAATTCCCAGCAAGATCCCAAGTTACTGAGACCCGTTGCCTGGTAACTTAATGGATAAGTAGTTGAACATTCAACCATTCAACCCTTGACATAATGCTGGCAAATGTCCACTAGTTGCCACCGGTTTTGTTATCAAATCGTTATGTGTTTTTGTGTTGTTTTGTTGCGATATGGGGGAGGCTGTGCCATACTTACACCATCAGCACAACACGGAGCTGAATTACGAAAGGGTTAAAGAATGTGCGATATCTGCAAAACACAGACAGGATTATTAAATCCATTTGAGAAAACAAAAGCCCGTCTTGATGGATGGGATGGGATTGATTTCTACAATCAAATCTGCTTGAACTGTTGGGAAACTATCAAGGAGGAAAGATAATGAAAACCCTAAAAGAATTAGCACAAGAATTAAACATAGATGAAAAGTATTTTGACCGCGATTTCCTAATGTTAGACAATCGCTACGCGGTTATGCAAGATGAAAAAGGTTTACACCTAACCGACGTTTTCTCTTGGGCATCATTCAATCCAATCAAGATTGGGCGCAAATCAAATGCAACAGCCAAGGGATTACAATTTCAACTAGGTCAATACAAGGTATATATCAAGCAACTACAGGAGGCAAAATAAATGACAACAGAATCAATGACCCGTAAATCCTTTTGGGATCTAATCGAAACACCTGCCGATAATGTGTGCGAGGTCACTAACCTCATTCATTGGTCAATGAATTACGACAACAAAATGGGAACACCTTACTATATCTTTTTAGACCTTATCGGCTACTCAACTGAGCATTTCGGTCACAGATTATTCAAGGGAAACCCTCGCAATGTCTTGGGATTGATGGAATTGGATTACTTAGGCGACGCGCTCAAGGAATACGCGAACAATCCTCAAGCGGTAGAGGATTGGATTGACCTCCTTATGGAGACAGAAACAGCGGAAGCGGAGGAGAACAAATGAGAACAAAATACATTTTGTCTGTGGGTTTCTATACTGACCGCGAACTGACAGAGGAGGAACTCGGGGCGCTACAGTTGCAGGTCATCGCCCAAATTGATGAGCCTGTCACATTGGACGGAGACGATGTGGATTATCGCACGGAGCTTTACGGCTCAGATGTGGACAAGGAGGCAGAATTATGAGGTACGTAACGCCTCGAGGCTGGCTAGTGGCTGGGATCGTAATAGGGCTGGCTGTGTGGGGGCTGTGGGAGGTGGCGAGCCATCTTCTGTGGACCGGTAGCGGCTGGGAGTGGTGCGAGGATTTACTAAACTGTGAGAAGGAGGGCAAGTGATGAATAAGTGCGTAGGAATAGAGGGCAAGGTCTGCGGTCTTGAGTTTGACCCAGGGCTAGAGTTTCCTGATGACACTCTATGCGACGAGTGCTTTGATGAGATGGCGGAGGGCGAATAATGGGATACGAACCTGAGCTGAATGACCCTGTATTTTATGCGGGAGACTATGAGGAAGCGGTCAAGTGCTTTATCTGTGGCGACCAGTTAGATCCTGACGACATAGTGTGGGCAAATGTGGAGGGGCAGATTGTGAAAGAGGGCAACGACACATCCTGGTGCGTTGTTTGTTTACCTAGTGAAGAGGAAGCAAATGAATAAAGAATACTTAGAGGCTAAGTTTGACCTGTGCATAAATCAAGCTGAGAAGAACATCAAGGAGGAGGAGATCGCGGAAGCGATTAAGAACCTCAAGCGTGCCAATAGTGCGCTGTCACAACTGTTTGGGTTCGAGGAGGAAGAAAATGAGTAACATAAAAGCAACCCTTTATGGGCAAGTACGCAGTAAAAAATTAGAGGAGGGCAGCAACATCTACACCATACACCCAAAAAAGTCTGACCTGATCTTGTTCTATGAAGTGGTAGAGCCTGATGGAGCTAACACTTGGGGCGGGGCTAGTGCTGAGCAATGTATTCAATGGCTCAGCCTTGCACCGGTAGGCTCACGCATACTGGTATCGGCGTGGGATAGCGATGAAGAGGACGCTCACCTGGTAGGGCAGAGCATAGACATAACCGAGATTATTCAACAGGCAAGGGAGGTAGGGCTATGATTTACGATAAGATAATTTCAGACTTAAGTAAGTATGTTACGTTGGTGGAGGCAGCTGGTATGCCAGCAACGGCAAAGATGGCAACTATCACTCAAGAAGTAGTGGAGTTACATAAGAGGATACTGTGGAAGAACATAGACCACGACACACAAGGCTATAAGTGTCAATCTTGTGAAGGGTATACCTACCCTTGTGAAACTATCGAGACTATTCAAAAGGGGTTAGGGTTATGAGCTACTGGTTAGGGTTAGCTGCCGTTATGGTGGTAGTCTATGTGCTTATAGTGTGGGAGGACAAGATCAATGACTGAACAGGTCAAGAGAAGAATGGCAACTGCCAGCCGCAAAGCTGTAAGTGATCGCAATTACAGAAGGGCAAGAGATAGAGCTTTGGCTCGCCTTGCTCATCTATACCCTGATACCTATAAGCAACTGCTTGAAATGGAGAAGAAAGAAGATGAGCTACAAGGCAAGAAGTGGATTAGTATTGACGGCACTACTGTTCCTAGCGTGGGCATACACACACGAGCCAACGGCGCAAACGATCTTGCATACCCCAGTAATGCAGGAGAGAACGAAGGCTACAATGGAGGAGAAGCGTGAGAACAAAGCACTTGCAGTTAGTTTCCTCAGAGCACTCGGATACAACGCACAACAGAGAGAGTGTGCGGTCACACTTTGGACCCGTGAGTCCCGCTTCGACCACCTTGCTCGCCCAAGAGACTCTCAGGGCAAACCAATTAGTTCAGCTTTCGGAATTGCTCAACTCCTTAGAGAGCGTAGTGGAGAGCCTAAACTACAAATCCTTCACGCTGTACGATACGTTGAACACCGCTATCGAGGCAGTTTCTGTCGCGCTCTCGCAGCAAACGGAGGAAGGTGGTATTGATGCTGACCGGTGTTAGTTTATTCGCAGGTGTAGGTGGCTTTGACTTAGCTATGCAACGACAAGGAGTAAAGGTAGTAGCCTCGGTTGAGATAGACAAGAACTGCAACCAAGTATTGGCGCAGCATTTTCCTGACGCTACACAATTTACAGATGTAACTACAGTAAAGGGAGAGGATCTCATCAATGCAGGATTTACACCAAGCACAGGAATTATTACAGGAGGATTTCCCTGCCAAGACCTCAGCGTCGCTGGCAAAAGGGCTGGTCTTGCTGGCGCAAGAAGCGGGTTATTCTGGGAGATTGCAAGACTTGTGGAAGAAACGCAAACAGAATACTTCATCCTCGAAAACGTACCTGGTTTGCTATCCAGTAACGGAGGAAAAGATTTTGGAGTCGTCCTCGGGACGATGGCCGACCTCGGGTATTCTGTTGGATGGAGGGTGCTTGATGCTCAACACTTCGGAGTACCCCAGCGCAGGCGCAGAGTCTTCGTCGTTGGGCGACGTACTCCTAACTCAAGCGTTGCCGAAATACTTTTTAAGTCAGAAGGCTTGCGAAGGGATCTTACGCAGAGCAAACAAAAGGGGCAAGACCCTACCCGAGAAACTCCAAGCAGCTTTGGTCAGACAGGCTTCGCCAAGTACACACCAGGAGTAACAACACTTACTGCTACTACATACAAAAGACCTGAAGATAATGTAGTTATAGGAACACTTCAAGCGCGAGACTATAAGGGAGTAGGCAACCAGTATGTTGCAGAGAACAAACTTGTGGTTCACGAAAAGTAGGCGAGCACAGAATGTGGATGACTACGAGACTTGGATTGAAGGAGGAGTAATGCCAACGCTTAACGCATTTGATAATGGTGATGTGCGAACGACTGTCATTGTCTTTCATCCTCACTACCACGATGGAGCTAGAGTGCAAGGAGATACAATGAATACACTTACATCTCGTATGGGTACAGGTGGTAACAACGTGTCAGGTGTAGCTACAATCTTTAGTCATACACAAGGACTAGATGCACAACCTAGTGAGACAGTATCACCAACACTTCGAGCAGGAGGATCGGGTATGGCAACACAGATAGAGTCAAACGTACGCCGCTTAACACCAGTAGAGTGTGAAAGATTGCAGGGTTTCCCTGATGATTGGACTGCTGGACAATCAGACTCAACCAGATACAAGCAGATGGGTAACGCAGTAGCTGTACCTGTGGTAGAGTGGATAGTGCAGAACATAGTAGATGTGGCTAAGGTTTCCTAACCCTTTTCCTTAGCACAACAAAGACCCATCGGTAACGGGAACCGGTGGGTCTTTTGCTTATCCGCCTGTAGAGTAGAAGCCTTTACCCTTGAAGGTAATACCTGGTGAATCCCACTTACGCACCATAGGTATGTGGCAGTCAAAGCAGGATGGTTCACGTGGTGTATCGTGGATAGAACGTTCAATAGTTAATACTGTGTTGCAGTCAGGGCAACGATAGTCATACTGCATTAGCCAATCCCTTCTCAATGGCACGGATGGTTTCGCAAGGGTACATTGCAACATAACCATTACCTGAACATTCAACGCAACTCTCCCACTCATCAGGGAAATCAGACTCATCAGGCTTATGCAACTCCACTACCTCACAAAGAATTTTATGAAATAACCAACGCCCATTCATAGGTGTGTTAGCACCTTTGGCATAGTGCAACTCTTCCAACAACTCATCGTGTGTCATAGCTGGACTGCCTCCTCTATGGGTAAATAACCTACTAACTTCTCAACCTTCTCAACGCGATCAAACTCAGTTGTCGCTGGCATCTGGTGATTAAACCATACTGGCTCTGGTAGATCCATCAGATCAAAGGAGAAGATACCTTGCGGGGTAGAGTTGATGTAGTAAGGGATAAGGTCACGCTCTGCTGCTTGTGTTATCAGCTTGCGATACTTCATCTCTTCAATCAGTAGCGTGGGATAGTGTGTAGCCCTGCACTTTAACTCTATGTAATGACCTGCTTGCAAAGAGATACAGTCATAGGCATCAAAGATGCCCTCTGATCTTACTAGGTCAGGGTACAAACCCTGGCGCAAGAAGGTAAACAATAACTCTTCGTTCATTGCCAGGGTGAAACCCCACCAAGATTATCCTGCAACCTACGCAGTGACTGAGCACATCTGCGATCTGCAGTAGAGATAGCGCACTCTAAGTACTGTGCTATCTGTTGCAGGGTAAAGTTCTCGTGGTGGCGTAGCCTTAGAATTGTTTGGTCCTCTATCTCTAGCTTCAGATAACCACGCTTGATGTCTATGAGGTTGGCTAGTAGGTTGCCACCTTCTGCCGGTGATGATGAACCTTTAGGTTGCCCATCTCTAATCATCTCTTGTGCTTGCTCTAGTACTGTGCCATCTACAACTGATGCAATAACAAAGGGTAGCAACTGACCAAGAGTAGCTGACTCGTAGTAGGCTTCATCATTAGTCTGATAGCCAGACTTAGATGCCTTCTCTTTGCGTGCGTAGCGTTCTGCTACACGTCTCATCTGCCACGCAATGCGCTGCTCGTTATGCTTGCGCCTATCTTCGATAGGTTCCATTAAATCAACTGTATGATCTTCAACTCTAGTCATAGCCCAAGCCATCAGCTCTTGCTTCACATCATCCTTCTCAACGTAGGCTTTATACCTACGATGGATACTGTTAGCAACGCTAGGCACTAGGTCATAGATTACTGGGTGCAGTTCAGTCATCGCATCACCACGACCGCTGAGGGAAACGGAGCGGAATTAGGTTGGTTCCCAAACTTGAGCCGACCTCTAATAAACTCCACCTCATACGCAATACAATGTTCGTGCCACCAGGAAGTGTCAGTTCGGGAGGGAACCAGTAGTACCACTGTGCATCCTTTCTTGCTTTCAGCTTCTGCTTTAGCAACCCAATCTTTGATTGTCCTTCCGTATGGTGGGTTAAGCCACACGGCCCCACCATTACTATCGCTAGCCCAGTCATTATGAAATGCGTCCTGACGCGCTGGCTCAGGATGGTCGGGGCCATACCAGTTGTCGGGAACAAGAGTGGATGACTGCAGTGCTGCTGCGTCCAAAGAAAAACGAAACGTGTCGTTGTATCTGTCGAAGAAAGCTCGTGGTGTAGTCCACGTATCATCGTTGGAGGTTTTGAAGGTGTCAGTTTTGTAGAATCCCTCACTCACGTGGCCACTTACCATCTAGTACCATCAATGCGATAGCACTGTAGTTGAGTAGATCAATGAAGCTATCTCGCAGTGACTCATTCTCAGGGGTAGCACCACTATCAATCAAGTGATTGATGCGTGCAGTCTTATCGTGCATACGCACACGCAAACCATTGAGCGGTCCACCAGGAGATAGGCTGATGTTAGTTGGGCCGTAGTCCTTGTGCTTCTTGATGAGCAGGTTACCTGCTGCATCTAAGATTTCCCACATATCAACAACAAACTTTACGTGGTCAAAGTCTACCGAATCGGTATCGGACGTATTGTTATCGTCTCGCTTTGCGTATCCACTAAAAGGATCTGGAAGCCCATATGCTGCAAAGTCTGTAGCATCGTGTCCCATTCGCTTCTTGTCATCGTCATACATTCGACTCCCCTATCAGTAGCTTTCTCGTAGCATCAATTCCATTAGCCAAGTAGTAATCATTGATGTCCATACCTGGCGGTAGTGTAACAATCTGTGAGTTCATTACCTCATTCGCCACGCGCTTAGCAAACTCAGCTCCAGGGTTTGACCCATCCTCTTTCACATCATTGTCACCAACAACGTAGATAGTTTCATACCCTGCAAATAGTTTTGGAAAGTGTGGCTTCCACGCAGCAACCCCTGGCACACCCACTGCTGGGATACCAAGCTGCCCACTGGTAACTATCGCATCTAGTTCACCTTCACACACCACGATGTATGGTGAATCAAGAGTGATGTCACAGACATTGTAGAGATGAGACTTCTGCCCAACTGGTGAACCATACTTAGGCTTGCCATCATCTAATCTTCTAAACTTAAATCCAACACAACCACCAGATGCGGTGATGTATGGAATAGAGATCCAACCCTCATACTGCTCGTGTCCATTGATAGGGTTGGTAATAGTTCCTAACTGAAACTTAGCTGCAGTTACCTCAGAGATCCCACGTGCGTTTAGTACGGCCAGTGCCTCTGGACTTATTGCCTGAGCGTATTGCTGCGCCGCTTCCAGTAGCAATTTCGACTGCACGTTTGAGGCCATCGTTAAACTCCAAGTTCTCTAGTATGCACACTAAGTTAGCTGCATTGCCACCCTTTCCGCAGGTGTGGCAGTAGTACAGGTTGTCATAGGTATTGATAACGGCAGACCTGCGACTGTCATTATGTAGGCAGCATCGAACAGATGCGCTCTTACCTTCTCTTACTTCACCACCAAAGTGGGAAACAATAGGAGCTATGGGGATTGTGTTTGCATCAACGGGACCTTTGTACCTTCCCGCTTTACGAACCCTGGTCCAGTCTTGTGCTGGCATCCGCACCCCTTAAAGTCGCACTTGCTGTGCCAGGCAGTGGCACGCTTGTAGTGTTTATCCCTGTTCTCTGAACCTGCTTTAAGACAGTTCTGGCAGATCATCTTCATCCTCTTCGGTAGTTGAAACTTCAACTACTTCTTCTGGTTGTAGTATCTCTGATGTTGTAATGATTCCTTCTGGTACTGGCATTTACTTTTTCTCCTTTAGCCATTGAGTTAAATCTTGGATTACCCAAGCCTGATCTATTGAAGCGTTGCGACGCTTAACTACCACGTAAGACAGAGGAACTTCCCCAAGACCTCTAGCCTTTGCATAGTTAAGCGCCTCAACTTGTGCTTCTCTCCAGAACTCAGGCAAGGAAAGGGTTGCCCTGTTCTTGAGTTCAAGGATGTAAGTTTCTCCCGCGATAACAGTTACGATGTCGCCTTCATCCTTTGCCCCAGCTTTAGACAGACGTTCTGCCACAACTCCTGCACCGCGAAGCCATTTCATAACATCTGTCTCAAACTGAGAACCTTTAGTCTTGTTGTACTGACTCATCTACCAGTACGACCTTGTTGATTTTATAGACGATGTTACCTTCTTCGTCCTTGACTAACTCGACGATGCCAGACTGAAGCAAGGCACCAACGAAGTTAGTTAGGTCTACCTTCAGTGCGTTAACATCTTCACGCAGTGCATCAATCTTGAGATTGTCTCGGTACTTATTGGTTAACTCTGGTTCAGACATTGTAACTCCCTTGGTATCCTGCAATAGTATCTTTACGTAACATCCAACCGAACTCATTTTGATCTGAGATCTGTACTGCTGCGTAGTTTACCAGTAGCTGTGCGTATTGGCTTGCATCTGCTGTGTGTTTACCAAAACGATTCTTTACTGGTGCTACCTTTAGTATTCCTTGTGTTGGGTCATAGCCCAGTGTAAGTATCAGTGCTGGTAGCTGACTGACCTTTCCGTGAATTGCTCTGCGATGAGGTGGGTTACTAGGTGACCCATACTCTGACTGTTCTGATACGTGATGGAGCACCAAGACACAGGCCTCAGTCTTGCGTGCCATATCGTGCAGCTCCATCATAATTGCTCTAAGTCCAGCCCATTCGTTGTCCGTCTCAGCGGTGATGTTCATTAAGTTATCAATGACTATCAACTCAGGTGGTTGTCCGTAGAGTTCAACGTAAGCCCTGATCTCTAACTCCAAGTCATCAATACTAGGAGATGAATCAAAGACCCACTTGAGGTGTGAAAGTTTATCTAGGTGTGCGTTGTAATACTTACTATCATCTGCAAGGTTTGCCTCTACTGTCACTTGTGAGTGACCAGATAGATGCGAGACAGACCTCATCATTACGGTAGTGGTATCAGTATCTGCAGAAAAGAAAAGTGTAGGGACTTTGGCTTTGATGGCATAGATCAGAGCAAACATTGACTTACCAGCATTAGGTGCTGCAGCTACCATACATACTTGGCCTCTGCGAAACTTAATACCTTCAGCCTTTAATCCATCCCACACATCCGGCAGTGGTGTTGCTTTGGTAAGCACTCCACTCCAAGCGCGGGAAAGATTAAGCAACGTCGTTCTCCTTTTTTAATATGATGCCTCGTTTATCTCTGATCTTCTGACGTTCTCTTAAAGTCAGACCACCCCAGATACCAAAGTATTCTTTCTGTATTCCCCACTCTGCACATTCTCTTCGATGGGGACACCTATTACAGATACTAACTGCGTACTTAGTATCCTCAATAGATGATTCTTTTCTACCAGGGATAGTCTCTGGAAACCAGAAATCCCCACCGATGGTTTCACAACTAGGAGCTTCGTATTGACTTGGCTCCCGCATTTGTTAGCGAACCCAGATAGTGTCGCACTTATCTGGCGCACCCTTTGGTGCTGCACACATATAACCTGACCACGGACCCTTTTGTCCTACACCTGAACGTAGTGACATCTGACCGTGCTTACATACGTGACCTGCACCCGCTGGTGCTGCTGCTACTGGTGTGCCACCGAATGCTGCTGCAACTGATGCAACCGTTGGTGCTGGTGCAACTGCCAGTGTGCCGTGTAGTTCTACTGCTGTTGAAAGGATAAGACGTGAGACCATAGATAGATCTGTTAGACCTATCTCTAAATCCTGTACATCCTTTGCGTAAAGATTGATAAGTGTTCCATCACTCAACTTGTAGTTGATCTGAAACTTTGTACCTTCTGTTGCCATTTACTTGCCTCCACTTTGTTTGATTGATAGTCGCTGGCTTTCAGCTCCTACCTTCTTAGGGACAAACCCTAATAGTTTTTCTACCTCGCTACTGTCAACTGACTCGCGCCCTTTAACAGTTGTCCAACTTACTTCGATACCACTTGCAGTAGTACCAAGCAAACCTTCAAAGGATGTCTTCAAAGAATCCTGTTGCTTCTCAAGCTCTTTGATCTGCTCTGCTAACTGTAAGTACAACAGTGCATTCTTGTCAACATCTGCGTCAGCAATGATTACTTCACTGACTGACGTACGTTCTTTTTTTAGACCAACACATCCCATCTCACCGGTAGCATCGTAGAACTTACAATAGAACTGGCAATAACTTGCATCACGTTCTGGTGCTGGCGCCTCTTTACTTTCTTTAACAGCCGCTAGCCAACCGAGTGCTTCTAATGCGATGGCTTCGTCATAGTCTTCGGTGTGTACCTTGACATCACGTTCGTCACCATCTCTAGCGATAGCTACTAGAGATACTCGGTTGACCGCATAGCCGTTCTTAGCTAGGAGGTAGCCATATAGCTGCACCTGCCAGCGTTGTTGATTGCTTGGAAAGTAAGAAAGGTTCCGGACCTTACTTGTCTTCCAGTCAATAACATCACCGGTGCCTGGTACAAAACAGTCAATGTGTGCTTTCATTCCGTTGTATTCAACTTCGGTTTCAATCATCACATCTGGATTATCTGATAATGCTTTCTCAATCTCTGCGTGAATAGCAGTACCCATAATTGCAGCGAGTTTTAACTCGTTGTCATTAGTTTCAGGTTGATCGTTAAGTCGGTACCACACCTTACGTCGGCAACCACCTACCTCTGATGGACCAATCTGTACTTGTGTAGAACGTGAACGCTTAGCATCACCTGCACGTAGTGCATTGAGTAATAGTTCTTTAGGATCTGTCACGCCAACTCCTTCTCAATAGCCTGAATAGTTCTATGTCCTACCATTTCAGCCGAGCAATTAGGGCAGTTATACTCAAGAGGTATTTCAGGGTGTAAATACCCGCTAAAACTTCCGTGTCCGTTTGGGCATTCAACAAAGAAGTTATTTGTCATCCTATCTCCTTCTCAATAGCCCTGATGGTTGGGCAGGGGTAAGTAACTTCTAAGGTGCAATGTGTACAACGATAACCAGCAATTGAATGTTCAGGCTTATGTAATTCCACTACTGCACGAAGGGCATTAGTATTTTCAATAAGCAGTATAAAAATGTCTTCATACTTTAATCCGTTAGTTGAATCATAAATCTTTGCCAGTAATTCGTCGTGTGTCATATGTTAATTGCTCCTTACTATTGTTACTGCTTCCTTAAAGCAAAACTCAGAATTGAAGTCAAAATAAATCCCAATTCCATCTTTTACTTGTTGTTGCCAATATGCTTCAATTTCTTGAGCAATAGATTCACGCAATTCATCGTGTGTCATACTTTAAATGCTCCAGCCTTTTCTGATTCTTCGTATCGTTTGTAAGCAAGTCTGCAAGCCATCCACCCTTGTTGATGCCAGTACTGTGCAGCGTATTCATCTGTCATTGGTATGTATTTAAGTTCAGGATGAACATACTCAAAAGTTTCTTCTTCCATTAAAATTCCTTCCCACATTCTAGACAAATCACGGTAGCACTTATGCCATCAGCAAACCATACGTGACCCCAGATCCAGCAACGAATCTTTTTGTATAGTTTCATTTACATCCTTTCCTGGACTACTAACTGTATGGGCTTACCAGTGTTTGAGTCAAGGACCGACGCAATCTCTACTGCCTTCCTGGCGTGTCGCTTGGCGTAGGCTAACTCCATATCAGGTTTGACAATTGAATACAGGTAGCCAAGAGCAAGCTGACCCCCACTACCAATGCCATACGCTCCGTGATTTGCTTGGAAAAAAGAGAGATCACAAGCAATACGAAAGATATTGCCGTTAAAAGCAATGAGATAATCAAAGCCACCATCTTTGTCCACCTTGTTGTAGTCGTAGTTGTTATCTGTAAATGCTTGGTTGATACTAGGAATAATCTTCTTGCCCATAAATTGTGCTGGGTCTTCACCACGATAGAGCGGTGGCTTCCAGTTATAAGCAAGGATGTCACCAGGTCGTGTATCACCTGAGATACCGATGAGATACTTACCCACCTCAATAATCTTTGGCGTACTGGTGGCAAGAGTTACTAGGTTGTCCTCGGTGATCTGGCTATCGGCAACTAACACCGCGTAATCAATACCTTCCAAAGCTGCGATTGTGGTCATACTAGGTATCCTACCAGTCCTTCGGCGTGTCGTCGCGTAGCGACACATACTAGGCGCTATAATTCGAGCGTAAGCGAGATAAGCAGACGGCCCTTGTCAGGGCCGAGGCTGAAAGCCGAGAGGCGACTGACCACAGGAAGGAGCCGTGCCGAGTATACTATGCTCCGTCTACCAATCCTGTCAAAAATTCGCCAGCGTATATCAGACCTACGATACCTCCCACAAGTCACTGGAGCAGATTTAAGGGCTTTAGGCCCTGTCCACGTCTGTAGTTGTGGGTCTCAGGTCTTTAACGTTATGGCCTCCTTTGAAGACTACGAGCTAGTCTGGTACTTCCTTGATGCTACCTGTGTTAATTGTGGCAACCTAGTAACTATCCCTTGTCCAGCAGACAAAGATGCACCACAAGCTAACTGACCACAACGAAGAAGAACGCACTGCCACGTGCTCTATTTGTGGCCCCACCAAGATCAAGCTACGAGATAAGACCAACCCGCTGTCTAGTAGGTATCGCTGTCGCGCAGTATGGAAGCGTAACTACAACAACACTATCTACCCATATGCCAAGTACAAAGGCACCACCTGTCAGCAGTGTGGCTTTGTACCAGTACACATCAGCCAGTTAGATGTAGACCACATAGACGGTGACCGGTGGAACAATGACCCAGCAAACCTGCAGACTTTGTGTGCCAACTGCCATAGGCTAAAGACTCACCTATCAGGGGACAGTAACTCTGGCATATTTTAGGCAACAAAAAACAGGCCCCCACCCCCGAAGGGATGAGGGCCATTGCCTCGCAGTTACACTAGATTAGTTTTCTAGTACTCGTCCAAACTCTTCTTCTGTTTTGTCAGCCCACTTGATTGCTGGAGCTGCAACTGCGCCCACCAATACTGCGTACTGTGGAGCTAGGTCTGTGAGTAGTGCGATGCCCATTGCAACTGCAGCACCTGCAACTGCGCGGATGTAAGACTTGAGGATTGCCTTATGCTTCTTGCTTAGTTTTAGTTTCATTTCTTCTCTTTCTTTTTAGGTAGTGGCTTTAGCTTTGATGCTGCTAACCTGGCTTGGTCAGCAGTGGTGTACTTAGGTTTGTCTAACCAGGCAAACCACGGGGAAGTGTCTTTGCCACACTCGTCTTTGATGGAGATATGTAAATGCTTATTGTGTTGGTTAATCCCGTCGTACTTGGATTCACCATTCTTTGCTGACCAGATCTTGCCGTGGAAGATTAGATACTTCACACGTGGGTCCTTCTTTAACTTCTGATAAATCATAAAGCAGTCAATGCCTGCTTCCTTATCGTGAGTCAGGTCTACTGCGTAGCCTGTGTTGTGGTCGCTATTAGGATTCTGCTTGATGTGTGACTTCGATGGGAGCAATCCATCGGAGGCTTTCAAACGCGATGGTGCTATCACTGTGGCCTGGCGCAGTACAGCAATAGCGGCAGGTGTGGCTTTCTTGGCAACAGGTTTCATCGGTGTTCATCTCTCCCCTTCTGTAGCATCATCTGATACAGGATCTCTACTTTTTCTTCTAACCTAATGACAGAATCTTTCAGTGAACTGCCAGAGTTTGGCTTAAGTTCTGCTAGGTAATGCTTAACTAACCAGCGAACACCGGTAGCAAACCCACCTACAACTGTGCATACAGCTACGGCAATAGCCGCGTAGTCTTGTGCCTGCATTAGACCGTCCTAATGGTTACTAAGAGCAATCCACCAAACCCAGTGAATCGCTTATCCGATGGTGTTGTGTTTCTAAAATCAAGTTCTTCGATAAGTCCGATGTAGGACTCACCAGTTCTAAAGTCTTCAACACGGATGGTGTCACCTACGTTTTCAATAGATTCAAGTTGTGACATACGGAAGTAAGCAGAATCTTCGTAGCCAACCTCAACCCCATTGTGATCTGATTCGTGGTCAAAGCAAGACAGTGGATACTGGATGAGTCGCTGACGTGGGATAGCAGGTAGCGCCTTGATCTGGTAACCAGTAAACAGCGGTCCCTTAGAGCTATCAGTAGTTGAACGAGTCAATGTAAACTGGAATCCAAGGTACTCTTGTGATGCCTGTGGATAGTTAATGTTAATCTCTGGAACCAATGACTCTTGCGAGAAGGTACCAATGCGATAGAAGTTATCGGCATAATCAATAGAGTCAATCAATAGTCCACCGTTGGTGGTATCTACACGAGCCTGCATCAGCTTGAAGATCTTGAGTTCTAGTGTGTTGTATCGGACATAGCCTGTACGCAGGAAGCCCTCTTCTAGTAACTCTGCTGCAGACTGGACATAGATAGTTCCATCTGAGCCATTGCCTGCATTACAAAATGCTAGGCGGTTTGTATCTCCAAGGAAGGCAGATGCTGTGGTGTAGTGACCCAATGTATCTGCTGGGTCATACAGGTCGTAGGCATAAGGGAACAAAAGGTTACCTAATGGCTGACCCATATCTACACGGGTTAGGCCTGCTTGTCCATCAACACCAGATGCAGCCCAGATGTATCTGTCACGGAAAGCAAAGTCATAGACAGGCTGAGTTGATTCAAAGATTAAAGCACCGTAGGTAATAGAGCCATCGAGCTGACTTGCATCTGCCATACGCATACCCTTAGAGGTACCGATAGCCATATTGCCAAGGTAGTAACTAATCTTAAATACGATCTCACCTACTGGTAGTTCTGCTGCAGTGATAGCAGATGTCAGTGTTGGCATAGCACCAGCGGTAGACAAGGTAAACTTGTAGATGTTGGACTGGATGCCACTGTATCCTGCAATATAGATAGCTGCGCCACTAGATGTAATGCTTGTATAGATGTGGTCTGGATCGTTGTGCGAATATACAGGGCTAGGTAGTGACGTTGCGCTGCTTGAGAACTCGTAGACCTTATCGTTAACACACATAACGATACGCTCTTTGGTGTACTCCATTACAGCGTTAGTTACAGTGATGCCGTTATCGCTAATCATTAACGTAGGCGATACAGAACTATCATCAGATAGCAACTTCTTATACACTCTAAGGCGTGGAGTACCGCTGTTGAGTACGTTAGTAACCCAGTAGGCATAGACACCATCATCACAGATAGCGTGTACTGGATAGTCAGTACCTGAGATGTAATCAATGAAGTGGATAATGTCGGAATAGCCAGTACCTACTGGAGATACCGCAGCAGATGGAACGTCAGCTGCAGTCTTGGCATAGGTAAAGGTAGTAGTGGTAGGTACGCTGGTAATGCGATACTCACCGTTGAACGTAGCATCTACACCTGAAACAACAATCTGCATACCAGTAGATAGGCCGTGTGCTGCAGTTGTGGTTAGCGTTGCAACGTTAGATGTCAGCGCCTTGTTGTTAATAGATACAGTAATCGCTGGGAATGTCTTATCTACATCGTACTCATCAGAGACAAGCACACCGTTGTAGGTATTGCTGTTCTTATCCCATTGGATAGAGCGCATATACTGCCACGGACGACCATTGGTTTGAATGCCACCAGTAATAGTGTGTTGCTTAGCACAAGAGTTCAGCAGTGTTGCCTGTCCCTTGGTCCAGACGTTGATACCCTTAGACTCTGTGTACTGAAAGCGTAGTGACTCTTCTTGGATAGGCTCAAAGAACTTGATGCCTTGTCCATAGTGGAAAGAGCTTTGGGATCTAAGCCACCAACCAGTCAGTGTTTGCTCACCAGGCTCACGGCTCTGGTCAATTTGTTGCTTACGATACTGCGCTGTTACGCGACGATATGGTGAATCATCACTGTTCAGCAAGAAGAACGGTAGGCCTGCGATTGCCACATCGTAGGCTTCACCTGTTGCTGAATAGTTGGTAGACCCTGCGGGGTTAGACAGTGTATACGGTATTGCCTCGGTGATGTCGTCGCCATATGGCACTGGTTACTCCTTATATCGTCGTTGGTTACTGCTGGGTCTTACTTAGATAGTGCTGCAATTTCTTCGGCTGTTAAACCTAGTGCTGCTAGCTTTGCTTCTGCGTTAGCCTTAGCCTCAGCAACTGCTGCTGCTGCTGCCTCTTCTTCGTGGCGGCGTGCTTCTGCCTCTGCTGCTGCTGCTTCGTTTGCTGCGATCTCTTCTGCTGTTAGTGGACGCTCTGTCACTACACCAGTTTCGCAATTGATTTCTACTGCTGTTGTCATTGTTGCTCCTTAGTTGTTATGAGTTTTTGATGCCGTATAGATAGAAAGATGAACCTGATGCAATACTGCTATTACTATTAGTTATTCTGATTGAGGTAACAGCAGCTGAGTTTCTCCAAAGTCCGGCAACAACATCAATAACATTAACGGTGCTGCTGTTGTTTTCTTTTACTCCATAAATACTTAAAGGCTTGTTTGCGCTTAAAGTATAGTTTGGTAGATACATTTCAACATTGTTAAAAGTGTTAGATGTTGTTCCCGTGTCATTTTCCAATGCGTAACCTTGCAACCAATAGAAATTGCTTTGTCGTAATGAAAATGCAGATGAACCTTCGCCAATTAATTCAGTCATAGAATAATCTGAACCAGCAGGGCTACCGTTTATAGATACAACCCAAGTGATGTTACCTGAACCTGCATTTGCTCTAGTGCTTGCCTTCAAGATTAAATCCGTATAGGTGCTAGGAATAGCAGAAAAGGTAACAGATGCAGCAGAACTGCTAAGGACATTGGATGAGATGAGTGTGTAGGTACTAGGCAACTGACTCACCCACTAACTTGTCTGGTGCATACTGCTTGAGAATCTCTATAGCGTGTACCACTTTGTCCTCTACTCTCTGTCCAGCGGGCTGCCCTTTGGACCATAGTTCTAGGTTTTCAATACGGTTATCTGAACGGTTACCGTTCTTATGATGCACTGATTCATCTGGTAATAAACTACGACCAAGTGATTCTGACATTACTAATCTGTGTTCTAATATGTGACCATTAGTATTTGAGTTTGGATGTTCTGGCTTGTATATCTTTACGTATCCATCTGCATTTACTATTGCATTACCGCTTCTTAACTTGCCATCTGCTTTGTGCGGATCACCATACAAAGCATTTCTACGGTAGTGCATCTGGCACATACCTTGAGCTGTGTGTTCTTTATCGCAACCTTCTATGGTGCAATGAGTGTGCTTAAGGTTGTTGCCGTGTGGTGCATTGCCTAGTGGATCGCCCCACTTCTTCCACCTCACGTGGTGAGTAGAGCAATACATTTTATATCTCTTAGCTCTGTGACAACCTTTGACCTGACAAGGATATTCATTAGCGTATGGCATAGTTAATTATATCCGTTAAGCGGACTTTATCCCATACAGAGTAGCGATTGTGCCAGCAGCAAATGTGCTTGTAGAAGATACTAGATCTAACCTGCTAATTGCAGTAGTAGATCGATAAAGTCCAACCTGTCTTGTGACGTAACCAGATCCGTTTTTATCAGCGCAAACTTCCATTAACAAAGTTTTAAAAGTTGATCCGGCATAAGAAAAGACATCATAAGTAATCATTGAAATGGTTGTGTCAAATAAATTATAAGCCTGTCTAATTTGAGTTTGTGAAGTTTGTGTTGTGCTACCTGCGGTAGAGCCATCGCCATTTAAATTGGTTTGACTGTATAAAGCAGATGAGTCGTTATTAAATCTCAACCAAGCGTTTGATGTACTTGTTCCAGTACCGACTAAAACAAGTCGTAAATCAGTCCAAGAAGTTGCAATGCTTGTAAAACTGATAGATGCTGCTGCACTACCTAAAGTCGTGGTAGCGATTGGCTCGTATGTTGCTGGCATTTACGCCCCCTTGATTCCGTATAGTGCGAAGGTTGAACCTACAGTCCAGTTACCATCTTGCCCAATTAGTTTAATTGAGTTAATTGCGGAAGTGTTCATCCATAACATAGAGGATAAATAAACTCTATTGGCTGAAACTTCCCCATTAGTGTCAAAACCAGCAAAAGCGCGAAGAGTTTTATTCTGTGTAGTAATCGCATAATTATGTAAATCTATGATTCCAACTCCGTAAATGCTGGTAGTTGTTGGGCTGTCTAATCCTTGCGTGATTTTTTGTAATTGAGTAGCCTGTGCTATTGCGGATGATCCCTCACCATAAAGAGCGTGGAAATAATAATTTGATGAGGTGGTATCACCATTTAACTCACAACGAATAGTTGTATTATTGTAAGATCCATAAGCAGCACTAGCCATAAATCTAATTTGTAAAGATGTATAAGTGCTAGGAATAGAGCTAAAGGTTATTGAAGATACAGCAGTACCCACATTTATAGTAGCAATAGACTCAAAGCTGCTTGGAATGTAAGCAGCGTTAGGACCAAGGAAGTCGTTGTACTTTTGCAGGTTAGTAAAACTAGAGCCTGTCTTTATACTTGTGATTGCCATTTAGCTTGCCAATCCGTAGAGGTAGAATGATGATCCTGCTGCAAATGCAGTTCCAGCAGATGCGGCAGTTATTGTAGAGATTGCAGATGTATTACGGAATAAGCCAGCAATTGCGCTCATTCCTAGTGATGTTGAATTGCGTTCTCTAAATGAAACCAAACTTACTGGCTTGTTTTGACTTGCCGTGTAAGAAGGAATGTAAATCTCAGATACACCGAATGTGTCAGCTGTATCTCCGCTTGCTGTTCCGAATAAATACGAGGATGTTCCAAATGGGTCTGTATTAGATGTTCTAGTGCTTCCCACAGATGATGTTCCTTCAGCGTGTATTTCTGTCTCAGAATACTGACCAGCACTACCACCTACGCTTAACGTGTAATTGTAAGAGTTAGTTGTATTTCTGCAAGTGACCCTCAACACTAGATCCTTATATGTTCCAGGAATAGCGCTAAAGGTTACAGTTGCTGCGCTTGTACCCAATACTTGCGAGGCAATAAGTTGTCTTGATGATGGCATTATTCCCCCTTAGAGTATTCCGTATAGTGTGGCTGTGGTGCCAGCAGCCATTGTTGTTCCGCTAACATTAAGACTGACAGATGTTATAGCACCAGTATTGCGCCACATTTGAACTGCAATTGTAGCTGCACCGCCACCATTAGAATCAGTGCTTTCATTAGTAAAAACAGTTTTATTGGTAGAACCTGCATACGAGAAGATATCCATTGTTCTCAAAGTTGGAATTGTGGTACTCAAATTATCATTAATACCCAAACTTATAAAAGCAATGTTTGTTCCTCTTTGTGAATAAACAGCAGATCCATCACCCAGCAAAGATGTTCTTGAATAATTAGTTCCAGTATCAGAATTAAACTGTGCCCTAAGTCCAGTTGCTGATGTTGCGGTTCCAACAAAAACAATTCTTAAATCAGTATAAGTAGCAGGGATGCTAGTAAAAACAATACTGCTGGCAGCACTGCCAAGTGTGGTAGTTGCAATAGCAACCTCTGTTGAAGTATCTGGCATTATTTAACCAACTTTCTTTTTGCCCAACTAGCTCTGCGACGTACCCTGTTGCACTCAGCACATTCACGCTTGCCGTTTTTGCGTACCATTATGTTCTCCGCAACAAAAGAATGCCCTTGTGGACAATTGCTTTTATTATCAATGTTATGTTTTCCAGCCATAACATTTTCTTTTTGTGTTACAGCGCGTAAATGGTCTGGTGCTACACAAGCGCGATTGCTGCATAGATGATCAATTACCAGTCCTTTGGCAATAGGTCCATTAAGTAATTCCCAAGATACTCTATGAGAACCTGTAGTTTTACCATTAAATACAGTAAACGTGTAACCAGTTTTTTGTATCTTTTTATCAGGAATAATACAGTCAGTCATCACTTCATCCCATACAGTGCGAAGGTGGAACCGCTAGAAAAAGTACCGCTACTCATATAGATTCTCAGGCTTGTAATTGCAGAAGTGTTACGCCATAGGCCAGATGCTAAAACAACTTCTCCTGAACCATTTAGATCTACGCCGCCAAAACTTCTAATAGTTTTATTTTGAGTTGTTGATGTGTAATTATGTATGTCCACAATTGAGCCTGTTGGATAAGTTGTTGAACTTCCGTTAATAATTGTTGGTAGAAAATTAAATGAAGTGTTAATAGAATAACTGGCAGATGCGGCAGAGCCATTACCACGCAGCCAATGGTTATCATAGATGCCTGATGAGCTGCCGTTAATTTCTAACAACAAGCCATTCCCAGATACAGATGCAAGCCAGTTCATTCTAATTTGCAATGATGAATAAGTCTGTGGGATAGAACTAAAGGTAACGCTTGATACACCTGAACCATTAATACGTTGAATCAAGAACGTAGCAGCAGGATCATAGCCAGCATTGCCAGCCAACATTGAGCGATACTTAGGAAAGCCCTGCAATACCGATGAGGATTTTACTCTCGATACGGCCATAATTAAGAAATCTCAGATCCGAAGGCTGTGAATGTTAGGTTAGCTGTTGAGGCATACACAGTGATTACATCTGTTGCGTTCAGTGTGATACCAAGAGTTAGTGCTGTTGAATCAGATGCGCCTACTGTTACATCATATGCAACGTACTGGCTGTTAGCCAATGCTGCACCAGCAACACGTACTGCAATACGAAATGTTGCAGATGATGCTGTTAGATTAGCAATAACGATTGTTGATACTACTGCCTGTGTAGCAGATGGAACTGTGTATAGAGTTGTTGCAGTTGTTGCACTTGGGTTGGACTGACCAAGCACCTTGTAAGTTGTTGCCATTTATTTCTCCTTATTAGTTGTTTGGTTAGTTTTATGCACCCATTAGCATAAATACATCTGATACTGAACTTCCACCACCAGTGGAATCTGCCCATTTGACACCCAGTGTTTGGGTTGAGTCTGCTGTCAGTACTTGACCGTTAGTTCCCACGGCAAGGTTATCTACTACACCACTTGCACTGGCAACGAGTAGGTCTGCCTTGGCAGTTACTACTGATTCAGGGATTGCTGCATCTGCTGTAGCCACACCTGTTGTGTAGAAGGTAAGGTCGGCGCTAGTTAAGACGTGCTTGACTGATGCACCTGCGGTATGTGAGATGGCAGAAGTTCCTGCTTGCCCACGAACAATTGTTAGAGTGTCGCTGTTGACTTGAGTAACGTAGACAATTTCTTCATTCTGTGTATCTACGTCAATAGCGACGGTAAAGATATCCACGTTGCCAGCAGCAAGAGTCACACCTCCCATAAGGGCAGAACCTGTACCAGATGCAACAGTCATTGATGTTGCACTGTTAGAGATTCCCGCAGCTAGCGTTGTCTCAACGCTAATGGATGAATACTTACGAGTCATTGGCTTTCCTTATCGGGTGTAGTGAATACGGATTGGATACTTGTCTGCTAACTTCAGAGCTTCTTCATTGAGTCGCTGTTGATAGAGAGCAAAGATGTAACGAGATGCGGCAGCACCGGCAGATGATGGTAACTTGCTATCGTTTAGATCGGCCTCAGCACTAGAGAGATTGATTCGTCCAGCGTCAAGGTAAGACAGTAGTTTGTATGATGCGCCGAGGACAACAACATCCTTACAAGACTCTGGTAGGCCAGTAACGTCAGCAAAATCATCTGTGTTTGCGTCAAGAGTGTTCGGCGTTGCGGTATACCAAACTTGAATTGTACGACCAGGTTGTACGTTCTCATAGATGTTAAGTGTATTGTTTGTATTAAAGGTAGCAGCATTAGCCATACCGTCTAAGCGCCAGCGATTTACTGGTAGCCATTCTTGGCTAGAACCTGTTGTCTGCCAAGAGATAAATAGAACACCCTCAACATCATCTGGTAGTGGGTATGTAACCTGAGATGCGTTAAAGGTGAATGTGTAAGAGTTAATAATCCAGAGCTTCGGATAGAAGCTGTTGATCGTATCGTTAATAGCCTTCTTAATGGAGTTACGTGGGAAGGTTGGAGATAAAGTTACCGGTGCATACTGTGAGTGAGGCGATGCAGTAGTTCCTTGGTATCCACGACCAAAGCCTGGGATAACGTTAAGCACGTTATTGGCCTTGTCAAATGAATCAATCCAGATTAGTTCATCATCAATTTCAATAATACCTTTGGCTAGGTTAGAAGATGAGCCAACGGTAATTTGGGTGCTAGTAGTAGTTAAACCAGCAGGGTTAGCAACGTAAGTAATACGGTCTTGGCGCAGTGCATAACCTTGCAGGTTAGCCTTTACCTCGTCCACCAGTTCGTTGAGTGTTGGCATTATTTCCTTTCATACCAGCCGTCTCCCCATAGAGTAAGAAGCCGTGCAAAGTATTGTTCGTATTGTGGTGCGATAGCATCCAAGGAGTACAAGGACACTGCTCGCTTATGTATTGCTACTGGGTCTAAACTCTTAACCCACTCTGTAGCTACTGCAAACTCCATTGCATTTCTGCAACGGTATCCAGTAACGCCTTGTGGATTAGTTTCTGTAAATGCTCCCCAGTCTGTGGTAATCGTTGGAGTTCCACAGGTTTGTGCTTCGATAACGACGTTACCGAAAGGTTCTATGTATAGCGTTGGTGCAAACAAGGCGATAGCACCGCCCATTAACTTTGCTCGCTCTTCAGGACCTACTGGTCCTACCCATTCGCCATACTCGACTTTAGGATCTTTGCCAGGACCTGCAAGAATAAGTTTCAAGCCCATCTCTTTGCATACGTGCTGGGCAATCCCAATTCCTTTGCGATCTACCATACGTCCTACGTACAGGTAGTAATCTTCTTTCTTCTCTTGCAGCGGAAACATCTCTGGTTCTAAGTAACCAGGTATAACCGCATCATAGAAGTTGCCATCTACTAGCGTTGGATTCTTAAACATTGCATAGATGCTGTGCATCCAAGCGTATGATTCAAAGACCCTGTACTTGCTAAATACTCCACCGTAACCGACACCAAACTCTACGCTGATGTGGTTAGGGTAGGCATCTGCTATTGGCTTCTGTGATGCTCCACCGATAAGACAGATAAAATCTTTCTGCTCTAGGCGCTTGCCTAGTTCTTCAATAGCCTTGCCATTAAAGATCTGCCAGTGTGGTAATTCATTATTAAACTCAGCCTCTGTAAAGTGTTTACCCGCCAGAGCCTTTTGCTGTTGCTCTTTAGTAATGCAGGTAATTAACTCATCTACTGGAGCTTCATTATCTTCACTGGCATAGAGATAGACCGTATGGCCTAACCCTTTCATCATCATACAAAAGCGCCTGACCTTTTCGGTATAAGCGCAGTTGACGTAATCTTTAGTTGTTTGTGTATGCGGTAGGCTAATAACGTGGAATCTCATAAGAGAATCCTACATTCCGCCTAGCATTAACGAGACTGGTATTGCATCTGCACCAGGGCCTGTCGCACCAGTTGGTCCTGTAGGACCAGTTGCACCAGTTGCTCCGTTAACTCCAGCAGGGCCTGTAGCACCTGTAGGACCTGTGGCACCAGCAGGACCGGTTGGACCTGTAGGTCCAGTTGCCCCATCAATACCAGCAGGACCAGTTGCTCCTATCGGTCCAGTCGCTCCAACAGGACCAGTAGCCCCAGCAGGGCCAGTGGCACCAGTAACACCAGTAGGTCCAACATCACCTGTAACTCCTTGCGGTCCCGTAGCACCTACTGGGCCTGTGGCCCCTGCAGGTCCTGTCGGACCAATATCTCCTGTAACACCTTGAGGACCTGTCGCTCCGATGGGTCCTGTAGCCCCTGCAGGGCCTGTAGCGCCCGTTACACCAGTAGGGCCTATGTCTCCAGTTACACCCTGTGGGCCTGTTGCCCCTTGTGGGCCAGTCGCTCCTGCAGGTCCTGTCGGACCTGTCGCTCCTGTCGTTCCAGTTGCTCCAACTGGTCCCGTAGGTCCAGTAGCTCCCGTGACTCCTGTAGCGCCAATAGGTCCTGTTGCACCTGTTGCTCCCTCTGGACCCGTAGGGCCTGTAAGTCCCGTGGTTCCCGTGGCTCCAACAGGACCAGTGGCACCCGTCGGGCCAGTCGGTCCAGTACTTCCTGTATCACCTGTTGCTCCTTGCGAACCAGTAGCGCCAGTTGCACCTGTTGCACCTGTAGCACCCGCTGGTCCAGTTGCTCCCGCAGGACCAGTAGGTCCTGTCGGGCCAGTTGCACCTTGGCCGCCTTGAGGTCCCTGATCTTGCGAAAGTTCTACACCAACCTGTGGTGTGATGTTTTCAATAACAATAATTGTGGTCACTGGGTTACCGCTCCTGTCACAATAAACTTACCTTCAAGAATACGAGTAACAGTACTTCCTGAATCTAATACTAGGTCATAAGCGTAGCGACCTGCTGCGATAGCACCAGTGGTTGTTGCATCAAGAGTGACGTTGATACGTCCTGTTAACGCAGTAAGAACCATACGACCATTAGCAGTGCTTGCCACTACAGTTGTAGTAGTAGCGCCAACGAATGGTCGAACAGTCATAGTTCCTGTGTAGCCAGTCAAGTCCCAAGGAGTTGAGTCATTCTTGATCTGGAACTGGAAATTAAATGTAGTTGCTTGGTCACAAACCAAGTTGTATTTAGCACTCAAGATGACACCGCTCTGAGAGCTTGCGCTGCAGGTAATTGAAAAGTACCAGCGATGAGATTGCATACACCGTTGTAATCAAGACGATTAGCAGCAGTCGTACCCGCAATCGCATTTAGAACCCCCACTGTGTCTGTTAAATTTGTTGTTACTGAGCGTTGAACTGCCCATTGACGGGCAGCTAACGCTTCATCAACCATCTCGCCTGGTGCTCTATAGGTGCCACCATTAGCCAAACGGTTAAGTTCATCTAATAACGTTGTGCCGTACTGTCCTAGTGCCACCTATATCTCCTACTTCTTCTTAGTTCTCTTGACTGCAGCGTTATCTACTAGATTCGGATATGGTCGTCCCGCTGCCTTGGCTCTTGCCTTTGCCTGCTTCTTTTGCTCTGGCGTTAAAGGCTTTGACTTCTTATTGGGATTCTTTGTATCCCAGAATGCTACTTTCTTTTTCATTTGCAACTACAATCCCAAGCACGAAGTGACTTGTTTATTCTTGAGTTCGGATCTCTAGCTGTCTTACTAGAAGTGTTCTTTGCCTTCATCCCACACATACGACCACAGAAAGACTTGCGCCGTCCTGCTGCCTTGGGAGACTTAGCAGCCTCAGCCTTCTTGACTGGAGGCTTAAGGTTCATCCCCTGCGCTTTGGCAGAGGCACGACCCTTAGCGTTGAGGCCACCCTTTGGGTTCTTGCCTTCTGCTCTTTGCCACGCTGGAGATTTAGCCATTACTTCTTTTTGCCCATCTTCTTCTTAGTCATCTTTGCTGAAGCTAAGGCGATAGCAACTGCTTGCTTCTTGTTCTTTACTACCGGTCCTTTACTAGAACCAGAGTTAAGAGTTCCTGTCTTGAACTCACGCATTACCTTGGCTACTTTAGCCTTCTTTTCTGCCTTGTTCATTTAGCACTTGCAAGACTTCTTGGACTTACCGCACTTCTTGCACATTCCTGCCATTGGCTTCTTCTTCATTACTTTGCTGCCTTTCCCATAGCTCCGGTTTGGATTGACTCGTATGTGCAGTACTTCATTGCTGCTTCATACTGCTTGTCTGGTGTTGGATACTTTGTAATATCCTCTGCGTAGTTTTCCATTGTTACTCCTTGAACGTCATTGAGATCCCATCGAAAGCCTTACCAGCCTCGTTGGAAAGTTGGACTGCTGCATCTATATCTTTGCTCTTTGTAGAACGTGGTTCTATACCCTGACGTGTTGCGTCATAGTAAGACTGTAGTTCTTTATCGTGCTGCTTTGCTGTAGGCAAACCTCTATGGTTTGCTACTCCTACGCTTAGTTCTAGCTCGCCTATCTTGCAGCCAAAGCATCCTTCAACGTAGACCGGATGCGTCTGCTTTCTATGTAGACTCATACTGGAGTTAACCAACTTCCATATCCTGCATCAATAAGAACCTGTGCTTGTTCGTCACTGAGAGTGTACTCGTGACCACCGAGGAAGTAATAACTAGCCGCTGCTAATTCATCTTGGCTAGGTGTTAAAGTAATTGTTACTTGAGTCCCATTAACGATCAATGTCTGACCTCGTGGGATGTCTGTCATACTTGGAGCAATGGCACCATCAATGGTTCCACCATTAAGACGACGACCTGCAAGGCGTGAGTAACGATCAAAGGTATCGTAACCTGCGCCCCAGGTTTGCCACTGGTACGGAGTCATTAGTGTGTATGCCATATCCAACCTTTCATAAGTGACAGAGGGTAGGTTTCCCTACCCCCTGCCGAGCAATAACGGAGATTATCCGTTTGTTGCTGCTGACTCAATGCGATAGAGAGCAGCTTCACGAAGGCGTGCAAAGCCTCCGAAGTAGTACCAACCGATTGTGCGGAAACGACGTAGCGCATCAATCTCTGGACCGATAACGGTTGAGATGTCTGCAGCCTGTGCTTCAGCCAATGCTTCACGACCAGCGACGATTGCGCGGTAGTTGTTGGTGAATGTAACAGTACCTGTGTCAGCAACTGATGTGATGTTAGATGCTGTTAGTGCATAGGTAAATGTTGTTGATGTTGTACCTGTGATGGTGAATGTGCCGTTAACACCTGTGTTAGTTGTAGCAGCAACTGTTACAACCTGACCTGTTCCGAGGCCGTGAGCAACTGCTGTAGTAATTGTTACTACGTTAGATGTCAAAGCAACGTTGGTGATAGCAACTGTAGGTGTGATACCTGTAGCCAACTTTAGACCGTTTAGAACACGTGGTGTCTCAACGATGAAAGCGCCTTCGATAACGCCTACTGCACCAGCAACGAACGGTGTACGCTCAACGTACTTTGTTAGCTCCTGGAATCCACCAGTACCAGTCTCAGCGCGTAGGTCTGCTGACTGACGTGGGTGTAGGTATGCAGCATATAGTTCACCCATACGAGGCAATGCCTTGTTTGTGCGTAGTGATACAACAGCGTTGCGGATGTCTGCAACTGTCATTGTGTCTACTGGTAGAACTGTTGCTGATGATGTTGGAGCAGTTCCTGATGGACCGTTTGAGTAGATCACGTTAGTTCCTGCTGAGAGGACCTGACCTACTACGTTGTCAATAGAGTCTGCTGCGTTGTACGCGATGATGTCAGCAAGAGCTGAATCAACGTCGTTGAAAGAAGTTAGGTTTAGCTTCTTTGTTGTTGTAACTGCTGAACCGTATTCGTTCAGTGTTACTGTAACCTGTGATGGGTTACCTAGTGCAATGCTTGATACATCTGAAGATTCTGTCAATGTAGATGTAGCCTGAGCCAAATCTGAATAGATTGAGAATACAACTGATGATCCTGGCATTGCCTGTTGCACTGGCTTAACATCTGCAAGTGAACGCATAACAGGAATAGAGCGAAGCGCCATTCTTACATACTGGTCGTATGCTGTTTGTACGAGGTTGCTGATGCTAGACGTGGTGGTAGGGGTACCTGTTGGGATAGCCATTTATGGTCTAGCCTTTCTGTTTTAGGATCGGATTAGAGTCCAGACAATCTGATAACTTCATCCAATTCTTCTTTGCTGTTAGCGTTCATTAGTCTTTGCATAATGTCTCCGTTATGTTCTGGTGATACACCAGAGTCTGCGGAGTTAGTCATACGCTTGTATGCTGCAGCATCGTTTGGATTGATATTAGGTGTTGCCTGGGTTTGGCCTGTTTCAATACCGAATACATCGGCATAGTCTTCAAGCCATTTAGATACAGACTCTTCAGTTGGGTCTATATCCTGTGGGATAAATGAAGCAATTTTGCTGTTTACCCCGCGACTTGCGAGGGCATCCTTTATTGCTCGTTCGCGCTGCGCTTTGCTTAGGCCTTCAAACTGAGCACGTAGCTCTTGTAGTTCTTTGTCCTTCTGCTTAGCTGCTTTGCGTAGTTGCTTTACTAGGTCGTTTGATGTATCTTCAGTTGTGAAGTCGTCATCATCCTCGTAGTCGTAATTGGACATAGTGGTCCTTCTCCCTATTAGTTGTTTGACGCAGGCCTCACATATCCTTGGGGCGGGTTATGTGGCTCCTACTACTGGTCTTGTTATCGCTCCACTAGGCCAGTCGTTCTAGTGGCAGGCTTGTTATAGGACTCCGGCTCTGTCTCGTGCTATTGCACCAGCACCGGCACTGCCACCAAATGCGGCAGTCTCTAGCTGAGTAAGTTTCTTACGCTGTTTTGCAGCCTCTGTAGATCCAGCAAGTCCAAAGACTTCAGCCTCTGCTGTTGTCTGTGTGTACGGAGATTGCTTATAGATTTCTGCTAGTTGTCCACCACGTGGTGCTACATCTGCAACTGTTCTAAATCCTTGCTGTGCTACATCCTTAGTAACACCAGCAGCAGCAAGTTCTTCTGCGCGAGTCATACCGGTCTTGAGACCTGCTTGGATTGCAGCTCCACCAATCTCAGCAGCAGTTACCTTGCGCTTGATATTCTCAATAGCATTCTTAGGATCAAGCGTGTAAGCCAAGATATCTGCGTTAGTAATGTCTGGGTAGAACTCTTTAAGCGCTGCGGCAACTTCTGGGTTAGCATTAAGCACGCGCTTTTGCGCTGTTTGAATGCGGTCTTCTAACTCTACTGGACTTACATCTCCTGCAAGGAATTTTTCAAATCCTTCTTGGCGACCTAAATCTCCACGAGTGTAGTAATTCTCTGGTAATCCATAGCGACGCATTACATCTTGGTACTGGTCCTCTAACTGGATGTATTCAGCCTCTGATAGAGAACGTAAACCTTTAGCAATACGCTGTGCATTGGCAGCAAAGCGCTTCTTGTACGCATCTGTATTGCGCAAGCGAAGAGTAAATTCTGATGAAGATAGACCCTGCGTAATAAACTCTTTGAGTGGCTCTACTAAAGCACCCATTCCATATTCAGCAAACTGTGTGTATAACAAGTCATAAGCAGACTGACCAGCCTTTGTCTTTTCTTGTTGCTTAAGATCTGCAATGTATGCGTTGTAAGCATTAAGGTCTGTAAAGATTTTTCCATCTGGCGCTGTGTATGTTGTAGTAGCAGCAGAGCTAGTTGATGACGAGGTGGAACTACCACCACCAGCATTAACCTTATTAGGATCTGTTGTGGTAATAACTTTGCCAGTAGTACGGTCCACTCTGGATGTCATTGTTGGATCAACTGTACGTATCAAATCTGCAGTATCATAGGCATCACGAAGGGCGTCAATTTGAGCCTGAGTTTTACCACTTGCAAGAGTCTTTGTGTAGTAAGCATCATCTGTCTTCTGCTTATTAACTGCAGCCTCTGCTGCTGCCAACGCCTTTTGATCTGCCTGAAGAGTATTTAATCTAGCCTTCTGCTTTGCAAGAAGCGCCTGTGCTGCTGCAAGGGCTTTTTTCTCTGCCGCTGTTTGTGCCATTGCTTACCCCTGGAATCCAAAGTCACGAAGGACTTTAAGTGCTGAATCTGCTACCTCTGTGCGAGCAGATTCTGTGTACTGCCAACGTGGATCTTTACGTAGTGCCTTCTTGAAATCATAGAGGTTCATATCACCTTGGTCTGATATAGCCATACGAAGCGTTGAATCATTAAGATCAATTTCGTCTGGATTAAGTTCAAGAGTTGCTGCCATCTGCTTCTTGTAAGGAGCATAGACATCATCTAAGTTATAGCCAGCAGCAAGTAAATCGCGCACATACTTAGGTTGACCTGCAGCGGCTAGTGTGCGTGCATTTTGTAGAACAGTATTAAGGTCAATATCTCCAGATAGGATCTTTTGAATTGTAGTCTGTTCTGCATCCTGCCCTGCACCTGTAGCACCAAACTTTGGCAAGATGGTTGCTATATCAAGTCCATTAGCCTTAGCTATAGCGTTTAGGCTTTGCTGGATTTGTAGTGCCTCACCTGAGTAACCTGTTACAGCACCACCGGTACCATAGATGTTGGTTGTCTTTCCAACGTAAGGAATGATGAGACGGTCAATGGCTAATGGGTCATTGTCTAGGAATCCGTTATAGATATCCTCAACAATCTTCTGAGCGGTTGCATCATCTAGCGTAGCTCCAGATAGTGCCTTTGCTCGGTCTTTGACCTTACGCATTTGCGCTGTCTGGTACATACCAAAGTCTGTCTTACTTACATCAAGACCTTTTTTCTGTAACTCTTTGTACTTGTTAAGGTCAATGATGCGCTCACGTACTGAGCCAGCATTGCTCTGCCACCAATCGGTGAGCATTGCTTCATCTAAGAACTGCTTTTCTGTATAACCCTTTTCAACAGCCTTAAGAAGCAGCTTGCCTAGTTGTCCTAGTTCGCCTGTCTTCTTATCGCGGTCTACTGTAAAGATGTAGTCAGGTAGGTTGAAGTTGAAATCTGTTTTTGAAAGCAACTCTTGGAAAGCAGATTCTGCTCGTCCTGGAATCTTAAGTGCATCGCGTACGCCAACGCCTGGGCCTTGTTCTCCAGTAGCCTTACCAGGAGTTGTTAGATCTCCAACTACTGTAGGAGTAGCGTCTCCGCCACCTGCGCCACCAGCGTTTGCCTTAGCATCTGCCTTGGCCTTCTCAACCTTTGCAGCGTCTTCTGCGTCTTTCTTTGCTTTAGCTGCTTCTGCACTTGTTTTAGCAGATACCTGTTCTGCAGATAGGCTTAGGTCAATTCCATCCTTGTACTTACGATTGTTGTAAGTTCCAGTAAATGGCTTTCCGTTTTGTAGGAATAAGTTTTCCTTCGTTCCACGACCTGTGTAGAACTTAGTGCCAAGTTCTGCTTGCGTTTCTGGCTTTGGAGTTGTTTTGAAAACCTTATCAACAGCAGTTGCTTTTTCTGGATTTAATTTTCTAAGAATTTGGACTGTATTTTGATAGGTCTTAAATACCTTTTCTGCTTCAGCTTTAGAAACAGAACCTCTTTGAACGCCACCAATAACACGCAATAATTCAGATGCAGCAGTGCTTGCATTAAGGAATGCATTTAACTCAGCTTCTTTTTGCTGCTCATTTCTAGCGGCAAATTTTAGTTTCTTTGCCTTTGCTAATTCTTGTTGAATACGCTTAGCACGTTCTGCTGCAGATTCTTTAGCAGTAGCCGTTGTGTAGTCATTTAAGTAATCGTTAAACGTAGCCATTACTTACCACCCAACGCATTCATAAAAGTCTGATAGTAACCAAGAACCTGATTGGCTTTTGCCTCATCAGTTCCAGCGATTTGATCTATCAGATACTGTTGTTCATTGATGCCACCAGTAGTTGTTGCGCTAGTAGTTCCACCAGATGTTGTGTATGTTGTAACTGTTGGAGATGCCTTTTGCGCTGCCTGAATAGCCTTTGTGTACTTTAGGATTTCCTTACCAGAGGCCTTACGACCTAGTGTGTCCTTGAAGATTGCGTCAATCAAAGCACGTGCTGTGGTTTGGTCAGAGATACGAGTCTCTTTACGAACAGATGGGCCACCTGAACCTTCAGCAACACGAGCTGCTGCTTCTTGGTCTAGGTACTGTGCAACTGTAAAAGGTTGACCGATATACTGGCTTTGTAGAGCAGCCTTCATAGAAGCAGTCTGGTATGCAGCAAGTAACTTGTCTGAGAACTTACCAGTAACTGCTACCTTGTATCCAGCGTTCTTTAGTCTCTGAGCAAGGATCTTACGATCTGCTTCAGGTAGGTTGTAAAGAGTTCTTGCATCATCGTTGGCAGTAGTTGTAATACCTTCTTTGTATCCGCCAACACCACTTACTGCAGTATTAGATACTGTCCCACCTGTTGTAACGATAGGTGTCTTATAGTTGTAATCAAATAGATTATCTGCCACTTAGTCACCAATCAATCGTGAGAATAGTACGTCGTATGCTGATTTAGCATTTGGGTTTTTTCCTGCAATTTCTAGTAATTTTACTTTGATGCTTTGACGCAACAAATCTTTGTAGTTTTGCTGTATATCACCGTTGCCAGTGATGTTGTCACGAGCAGTCTTGTATGCCTCAAACTCATTGACCATCTTAGAAAGTATTGCACGAGTCTTTGGCTGTGCTGTTACAGACTTGTCACCGAGCATATCTACTAGGTCTTGGTATGCACGTTGACGCTGGATCTGACGACCTGCACCACCGGTACCTAGTTCTTCTTGCAATACTGGACGTGTGCTCTTGAACTGATCTGCCCAAGTATTCCATTGCTGACGAATCATACGCTTGCCTTCATCTGAAGGAGTAGCTGCTAGATCTGCTTCGTATAGTTCCTTTTGGCTGTAATAGAACTGAATGTCCTTTGCAGCGCCTACTTCTTTTAGGTAGTCATCAAGAGTCTTGCTCTTCTTGAGACCTGCTTGGAAGATAATCTTGTAAGCATCGAAGTTGAAATCACCCTTTGTAGGGATAAGGAACGGAGCACCTTCCTTGTACTTGTCAAGTAGTGGCTTGTTCTCCTGAATCCAGGTATCTGCACCATCTACTGCACGAACTACAGCTACTGTATTACGCTCTGACTCAGATACTGTAAATGGCATCTGGTTTGGATAGAGCTTAATCCATTCTTTTGTAGTCTTATCAATGTCGCCATTGTATGTCTGCAATAGATTGTTAAATACCTGCTTGAAGTTTGTACGCTCATTGTCACGTACCCACTTAGCCATATCAGACTTGAGTGTTACCTGTGGTGATGCTGGTGCAATGAAACCGAATACTGCACGAAGTGCTAGAACGCTTAGCGTTGCAGACTGCAACTTGTCCTTGTACTGCTGCAACTCACCAGGTGTAGGTGGAACCTCTACCTCTTGACCGTTAACAATCTCAATACGAGACTTTGGGCTATAGCCTGCAGCCTCTAGGTATGTAACAGCCTTACGGAAAGCAGATGCGTACTGAGATGAACGCTCATCCTTGTTTAATGCACCCAAGATACGGTTAACGTGTGCAGGCATCAAGGCATTTACCATAGGTGCGTCTTCGCCATACTCACCTAGGAATGCTCTTTCTAGTTCTGCAAACTGCGGTACTAGGTTGCCCATTACCTTGATTGGAAACGCTGCTAATGGACCTGCAAATGTAGGGAATAGCGAATCAGGGTTCATAGAAGGTGTAATCATCTTCAACTTACCTGAGAACTCTACCGGCATTGGGATCTGGAACGCTGTCTCTACGCCAAATGCCTTCATTACGCCATTGACTGCCTTGTACACAGGCTCTAGTCCTGGGTAGAAGAAGTATTGCTCACCATTATCGTCTGTCTGTACGAAGCCAGAGTGTGCAATACCCTCATAAGTAAGAGCTGCACGTGATAAAGACTCTGGGTTGTACTTTACTGTGCGTGCAATACGACGATAGAAGTCTTCAGTAGCGCGATAGAAGCGTGCAAAGTTACGACCAGACATAGCCAACTGGCTACGCACTGCAGGATTGTCCACAAATGCTAGGACTCGCTCACGAGCAAGGTCCTCTGCAATGTCAACTAACTGACGAGTTGCTTTTTCTGTAGCCTTTGCTAGTTCATCGCCTGTTAAACCTGCAGTAAAGCGGTCCATAATGGCCTTTTCAAAGCCTGTGGCACGCATATTCTTGCGGATCTCTGTTAACTGGTAGATAACTAATGGCTCACGTGAGAATCTAGCGTTAGCTTCTCCCATATAGCCCCATAGTTTGTCCATAATTCCAGCGGCAAACTGGTTGCCCTCTGTAACTGGTACAAGTACTGGACCGTTAATCCACTTAGGAGCAAGAGCAATGTCATCAAGACCTGGTAAATCATCTAATACAAGGTTATTTGCAGATACCTTTACGTTACCAAGACCATCTGTGAATCGAATCTTTGCTAATAGGTCCTGGTTAACATCACCATTTTCCTTAGACAAAAGATTCTTAACAGCCTGGAAAGCACGCTGTGCGTGATTCTGTTCTGTCTCACCAGGAACGCTGTAGAGCTGGAAGCGCTCACGTTCTTGCTGTGTTAAACCCTTGAGATAAGTTGTAATTGCATCAACTGCTTTACCTTCATCATTAAGGTTAGCAATAGCAAGGCTACCGATTTCGTCATTTGCTACACGGCTAATCTGTACTAGCCAGCCTAGACGACTTTCTGTACTTGCTATTGGGCTAAACGGTGCGTATGCACGCTTGCCATAGGCCTGCTTGTATGCAGTTCCGTCATAGGTTAAAGCTGCCATCTCACCAAAGCGTGCAACATCATCTGTTGCTGCCATATATTGATCTGCACCACGAAGGCCGTTCTTGCCACCTTCACCGATGATACGCATAGTTTCATCTAGGCGACCAAACTTTGCAAACTCTGCTAAGAACTCTGCTGCTTCTTTGTCAAGAAACTTTCCAACCATAGAGTCAAGGATTGCCTCTGCCATAACGCTTTGTGCTGCATTGACATCACCAGCTTCTGCTGCTGCTTTAATCTTTGCGTTAAAAGCATTAACTTCTTTTTTACGGACAATCTTGTTGATAAAACCTAGGTTGCCTTCTCCTGCTGCAACACGCAAACGTGTTGATAGCAAACGTCCCTTTACGATTCCCCAAGGAGAATCACCTACTGCAAGATGGAGCATTAAGTCTTCTGCAGCGTTACGCACTGGAAACTTAGGACCGGCTAGAGTTCCAAGAACCCAACCGCTTGTTAGGTCATCTGCCCACTTCTGTTGGGACAGACCCATAACATTATCAATGATTCCAGAGCGTGCAGCTAGACGATCTACGTCCTGAATACTAGGAGTTGAAATAGTCTCAGATAGTTGAAAGTTAAACAACGCAGAGCGCTGTCCATTAGGCAACTCATCAGGGTTGATGCGCTTAGTAACTTCGTTACCTGCTTCATCAATCTCACGAACGATAGTAGGTGAGGCATAAGCCTTTGGCACACCCTTGCTACCAAAGTTCTTGAGGAATGTTCTTCCAGCCTCTGACTTGTCTAAACCGCGAATAGTTGCAAGTGTGTACCAGACACCTTCGTAGATCTGCTTGCGCTGACCTTCATTGCCTGCACTAAATGCTTCTGCAATAATCTTTGAGTGGTAACGAGAGTTGGCAAGACGAGCCAAACGATACACCTGTGTTGGTGCATCATCTGCTAGTACATTGAACTGGTTATCGCGGAAGAATGGGATAGTTGAAAACTTGCGTGCAAAGCGGTCAATACGTCCTTGGATCTGACGCAGAGGCATACGTGTAGCTCCGTCAGAACCTTTGATACGGCCAACCTGACGCTCTAAGCCTGCAAGCTCTGTAACGTCATCTGTTAGTCCTGCTGCAATGTCTTCGTACTGGATTGTGTTAGTGCCATAAAAGGCATCAACAATCTTCTGACCAACTTCGTCAATGTTGAATACTTTGTTTGCTGTTCTATATGTAGCAATACGAGCCTTGCGTGCAGGGCTTAGTGTAGGCACAAGTGGAGTCATACGTGCTGCTTGTCCACTAATGATAGACTTAAGATCTACTACGTTCTGTAGGTAGTTCTTTGCAGTTGCTGCATCCTTTACGCCAGCCTTAATAAATTCATCTATAGCTGCTGGGCCAAACTCTGGTGCGATACGACGTAGTTCATCGCTGATAGCAACCTGAGCGCGTAGGTCTCTGCTTGACTTACGTACCTTGTCAAGTTCATCTAGCTTTGAACCGTATAGGTTAAAGAAGTCTACGACACCCTTTTGCTCAAACACTCTGTCTAGTCGCTGTGTGTTTCCAGCAACTGCCATAAGGTTGCGACCATAGGTGAACTTTTCTTTACCAATAACATTAAATAGTAGGAAGTCTCCGGCATCGTATGCCTTCTTAGCCTTACCTAGTATGAGTGTTGGGTCAGCAAAGATACGGTAAGAAGCATCTACAACTCCAGAGATACCCTTGTAAAGAAAGCCTGAACCTTCTAGTGAACCTGGGAGTAGATTTGCAATCTGGCGACCAGGAGAATACTTGGCAGCATTGACCTTATCTAGCGCATTTTGGAAATCTTTAACATCTTCTTCTGTGCTGTAGCGTAGATCTGCACGACGTGCAATCTGCTTCTCAATCTCGGTACCTTCTGCAATGATCTTATCAAGCGGTGTACCGCCTGCTACCTTCATAGCAACGTTGATTAAGTCATTACCAAACTCTTTTTTAGCACGTGAGATACGGTCTGGGCTAAAGACCATATCGCCTTTGTCGTTTGCAATCTCAAATGCTTTTGCAATATTGACGTTCTGGTCTAGTGCAATAGCACCAGTACGGTAGATACGAGTCATCGCATCTGATACTTCAGTTAGTGCAGCAAATGTGCCACCGATGACAGCCTTAATAGGAGCTGTTGCATAGTGAAATGCTGTTCCAAACCAACCACGCTTTTGCTCAGGTGGTGCATCCTCTGACTCGCCAAACATAGCAAGGTGAGCATTCTGTTGGTCCTGAGTCATCTGACTAAACTTTTGCTGTGCAACTGGTGCAGGCAAAGCAAGTAGAGTCTTGTGAGAATCAAGTAGCTTTGCTAAACCGTCAACCTGTGCCTTTTGTGATGAGTTAAGGCCAGCCTGTGCTGCTGCAGAAATTAAATTATTCTGCGCCATTTATAGACCTCGTGATGCTGCTCGCTGATACAAGATTGCGATTTCACCGGTTTCATCATAAGGAATCATCTTTGCTAGTACATCAGATAGCTTCTCAGTTGCAGGGCGCATACCTAGCGCTTCTGGTCCTGCACCTGGTCCCATTGCAATACCTGTTGTGATCTCTTCGCCTGGGCGTTGTGTCTCTGCAAATAATTCTGTTACTGGTCCCTGCGCTGCTGCTTCGCGTACATCTCCTGCACGAGCAGGACGCACATCACCAGTCTTAGCTAACGGAGCACCAGACTTAATAGCCTGTGTCTCAACGCCTTCGCCGTATGCTGTGGAACCTAATTCTAACTTATCGGTACGTGTGGAGAACTTGCCTGGCCCTGCAGGTCCAGCGAGTGGGTTCATCATACTCACTATTTGTCCTCCTCTAATTTTTCTAAATCTGCTGTCATATCTTCCCAAGCCCTATTGGTTTGAGTAAGATGATTTGAATGATAAATTGCTAACTCCATTAGTTCACCTGTTAAGGTTTCTATTGATGAAGCTATGTTGTGTATAAAGCCTACGCCTACAACGACAAGATCAAGAAAGCGCACCGGACGAGGAATGTACTTATCATCTTTCATCGTCCAGTGCCACCTTCCATTAAAAAGTTATTATCCCTTTTTTACTGCGTTGCCACGACGGCCTGCTGGCATCATTGATGGAACTACCTTGCCACCTGCTGGCTTAGATGTGTCCTTCTTGCCTTCGACTGGCTTTGACATTGGCGCTGCTGCGCGAGATCCCTTGTTCATATTTACACCTCCTCTGCTTAAGCTGCGCCGGTGATACCAGCGAGTAATTGGGCTATATCGGGTTTTTGACCAGCAGCAGGGGCCTGACCGGCTTGTTCTTGTGGAGGTTGCTGCGAGGCAGGAGCGGTGGCCTCACCTGCTGCTGGAAGTTGTTGTTCCATACCTGGTGCCATAGGCGGCACCTGTGGGGTTGGAGGTGGTTCTGGTGTAAAGGCTTTTTCAATAACCGCTTCTAGCGATTGACCCTTTTGACGACCTTGGATAACAGTTGCAATGCGGGAGATAATCTCACTAGGGTCTTGACCTTGCGCTGCCAACGCTGGAATGGCCTGAGCATACTGAGCAACAGCCACCCGCAGAGAATCGCGCATTTCTTCAATATCAACACGTTGTTCCTCCTGCGTCACATTCAAGTCCATAGGAATCTCACGACGTACATAGTCACGAGATACGAGCTTGTCTGAACGCATTTGTAGTAAAGCAATGATGGCACGGTTTGGATCCATACCAGACATAATTCCGTAACGTACATCTACGCCGTACTCGCCCTTGATGTCACGAGATGGTGTGTACTTAAGAACGTAAGGTGTTCCGTCATCTGTTCCCTTGATGGTCTTTGGAATACCACCAAATACTTTCTCATCTGCTTCAAAGCAAATAGAGATAAGCTCTTGGAACATACGAGCAAACTGTGCCTGTGCTGCCTTGATCTGTGTATCAAAGCCTGCTTGTAGTGCTTGCACACCACGGCCTGTTACAACTGATGCGTCAATGTTACCTGAACGAGACTCAGGGTAACGAGCACCCATACGTAGTTCACGCTCTAGTACGCCTGATTCTGTAAAGACTCCAGGTGGTAGTTCTAGCGGAACGCGACGAATACCTTGTGGGTTAGCAGAACGCATAATGGAATCTGGACCAAGTGCTAACTCTTGCACATCTTGTGGGATAGCAATAGGTGCTTGGATAGACTTTTCTGCCGCTTGGATTTGCAAGATTGCAAAGCGAGCACGAGCGAGCTGTACAGATAGCACATCATCAAACTGTCCACGTGCTTCACCATCTAGGGATGAGCGCATAATGACAGATGCCATTGGCTTGTTTAAGATGTTTGGTGTACGTGATAGTACAAGGTTCTTGCGCTCTGGTAGGTAGAGCAAGTCTTGGTCCTTATCGTGGTACTTGACCATTGAGATGTAAGGAGAAGATAGAGCGTACTGGTTTCGACCTAGAATCAAATCGTAGAACTCTGGGTATTGTGCAGCTAATGTCTCTGCATCTGTCACGATTACCTGTGTTACAGATAGTACGCGACCATAACGATCTAACTCTGGGTATGTACCGAATGGGTTGAGCATACGGATGCGAGGGTTATTATCCTCAAAGTCCATCTCAACCATACCAACACCAAGACCGTATGTGTTATACCAGTCTGCTGCTGTGTACATCTGCAGTTGTAGGTCAGAGTTTGTTACATAAAAGTTTGCAATACGAGTTCTAGTATCTGCTGCCTTGCGTGCTGCATCTGAAACCATATTAGTTGCTGAGCAGTTAAAGGATGGCAGTGGTGCCATTGCTTCTGCAAGATCTCGTGCTGCTACGTCAATGAAGTTTGCAACCAGAGGCTTTGGGTATTCCTCTGAAAACATTGCAG